GAGACACCACGTTAAAAACTGTACGCAAAGGGAGACACCCTGAAAACTGTATATCAGGCGGAGACACCGCCTTTTAAAAACTGAGAGGAGATTAATAAAATGGCAGAAGAAGCATCAGAAAAAACAGCACCCGTAACATCAGCATCAACAGCAGCAGTCACGCCACAGATTGATTACGACAAACTGGCCGGAATTATAAACGGCAAACAGTCAGTAACAGAAGACACAGTGCTTAAGGGGTATTTTAAGCAGCAGGGGCTATCGCAGACGGAGATGGGGGAAGCAATTTCAGCCTACAAAGCTGAAAAAGCAAAACATGTTCCGGACATTAACGCGATAACAACTGAGCTTGAAAGCACTAAAAAAGCACTCGCCAGTTCAAAAGTACATGAACAGGCAGTGTTGTCTGCCATGCAGCAGGGGGTAGATGGAAAGCGTATCCCTTATGTGATTAAGCTGGCCGAGTTGAGCCAGGTTCTAAAGCAGGATGGCAGCATTGACAAGGAATTGTTGGACAAAGCCGTAGGCAAAGTGCTTGAAGACTTGCCTGAACTAAAATCATCAACAGTAACACCGTCTGCTGATACAAAGCAGACAGGCGGATTTACAATCGGCGGAAACGCCCAACCAAACAATGATGGCCAAAAAGAACTTCTTGAAGGGATTTTTGGCATACACAACAAAAAGTAAAGGAGAACTAAAACATGGCAATTACAGAATACACAACACTTTTCAGCAGCGTATTAACAGAATTGTACGCGCAGGAATTAAAATCTGTGGATTTATACAACTCAAACACAAATCTGCAGATAATAGGCGGCAAGTACATTAAGATACCTAAGCTATCTGTATCAGGCTACAAAGACCATACACGAGCAGGAAGCTTTAACACAGGCACTTATGCCCTTGATTATGACGTAAAAAACCTGGATCATGACCGTGATGTAGAATTCGCAATCGATCCTATGGATGTTGATGAGACAAACCAGGTTGTTTCAATCGCAAATATCCAAAAACGTTTTGAAAGCACGCAGGCAATTCCTGAACTCGATTCCTACACTTTTTCAAAAATATATACCGAGTTTATAGCAGCAGGCGGAACTGCCGTAACAACAGCACCAACAACGGCCAATATCTTAAGCCTGATTGACGCTGACCTGAAGAACATGGAGGATGCAGGTGTACCACTCGACAGGGTTGTACTTTACTGCACATCAACGTTTAAATCAATGCTGAAAAACGCAGACGGAATCGAGAGAAGTCTTAACGTTAATACAGCCAATAATCTTGACCGCAGGGTACTCACGATTGACGATATCCAGAAGATAGTAACAGTGCCATCCGCAAGGTTTAAAACGGCATTTGACTTTACGAACGGAGTTGCAGCTGCTTCAACGGCCAAATCTATTAACTACATTCTCATTGATCCTGAGGCACAGGTGTCAAGGCAGAAATATTCGTACATTAAAGTGTATGGTCCAGGATCAGATTCAAAGTGCGCTGATAACTACTTATACCAAAATCGCAAGTACAACGGCACATTTGCAATCCCGGAGCTTATTGGCACCGGATGTCACATCAACAAGGAGGCTTAGTCATGGTAGCAATAAAGGAAAACAAGCAATATTCTGTTAACACGGAGGATGAGCAGAAGCAGTATCTGGCACAGGGATACGATATATGGGATAAAGGCAAACTTATAAAACACAGCCCTGTGGCAACAGTGCCATACGAGAAATATCAGACACTGCTTGATGAGAAAGCGAAGCTCGTGGCGAGACTTGAAGAGCTTGACGCGGGGATTAAAAAGAAATAACTGAAAGGAGGGACGGACATGTCACTTACAGCATATGCGGACAGCACATATTATACTGACACATACAAAGGAACATGCATATCTACAGCCGATATCGATAAGGCGCTCTTGGATGCGTCAATACATATCGACAGTCTTACATACAACAGAATTCGTGCGGTTGGATTTGACAATCTTACGGATTTCCAGCAGGACATCATCAAGGATTGTGTCTGCAGACTGGCCGAGTTTGAAAATACAAACGCAACAGAGCTGAATTCAATGCTTTCAGCCTACTCGTTAAATGGCGTCAGCATGACTTTCAACAAATCGTGGCTGGTCAACGTATTATGTGGCGTGGCTGTCCCAACGGCAGTATACTCAGAACTGGAACAGACAGGGCTGTGCACAGGGAGGTTAAGATGAAATATCCTAGTTTAGTGCCTGACAGTCTATGCCACATACCTGCCACAGTAGAGATTGAACAGGAAGGTGTTGATGATACTGGTGAACCGCTGCAGTCAGTAGCTGTAACGGCAAACTGCAACTACCAGGAGAAAACCTCAAAGATATTCGCAGATAACAAGGTAACCACAGTACTGTCGGCAACAGCCGTTTTCAACGGAGACATAATACCTGGCATATCTGCCATAACAGGCGGATATGTTACCATCTTAGGCAACAAGCGCAGAATTCAGTCAGGGTGCAAATCGTACAATCCCGATGGCACGGTAAATTTCACTAGCATATCGCTGGAATAGGAGGCACAGCATGGAGTATGTAACAAGCACGGTCAATCTTAATCTTCCTGGGATTAACTCAGTGAATGAGAAAAGTGTCCGCGCCCTGCATTTAACAGTAGATGCCTTAAAAACAGACGTCACTCAAAGGCAGGTCATGCCTTTCAGATCTGGGCGTATGCAGGGGAGCGTATTCGTTGATGACACATCTCTCAACTCTGGAGAGTGCTCCCTGATGACAGAAGGACCATATGCAAGGCGGCTGTACTATCACCCTGAGTACAACTTCAGGACAGATGAAAATCCAAACGCAAAAGGCAGATGGCTTGACGATTATTTAAAGGGAGGGATAAGGGAAAACTTTATACCTGATGCCTTTGCCGGATTCATGGGAGGCACTGTATGAGATTAACACTATCAGACGTCAGGGCGTACATAGCATCTCTGGGGATTGCAACATGTGTATATGCTGGAAACCTTGACACTAAAAAGACGGAATCCATCGGTGTATATGACAGGGCATCCAAAAGTGCATACACACAATCCGTAGGTAGTGAGCGCGGATACAACACAAAAGAGATAACGCTGCTGGTGCACTGGAATAAGTCTCCTACGGAATCAGAGGCAGCCGCTTTTAAAGTTTTCAGCGCCCTGGAAGCGGGAAGCGCAAGCAATATAGCTTTTATTATTCCTAAAAACAATGAGCCTGTGCCAGTAGGCACTGACAGCTCTGGCATCTTTGAGTATGTGATAGATGCCGACTTTTTTTACACAATAAGAAAGGAGTAACGCATGGTAACAGTAACATCCGGAGTATATCCGGTTTTTAAAAATGTGTTTAAATTTGGAAAATCTGGCACGTCGTCTGCAACCTCAGACATGGTAACCGTGGCGGACTTGACTACCTTCAGCGTGGCCATAAGCGGCAACGTTGAGGAGTGGACACCTATGACAACCGAGGGCTGGACAAGACGATTGATGACAGGTAAAAATATCACGATTTCCTTTTCCGGCAAAAGAAATGTATCCGACGCAGGAAATGACTACATTGCAGGACTTATCGGCAAGACAGGCGCTGATGCGTCAACTAAATTCGAGTGGACATTCCCAGATGGCACCGTGCTGTCAATGAATGTTGTTATCAATATTACCGCACTTGGTGGCAATTCTACTAACGTTGACGTTTTGGAATTTAACGCCATGTCCGATGGCGCACCTACTATCACAGCTGCAGCTTAAAACACACACACACAAACAGGGGCCTGACTAATCGTCAGGCCTTTTATATTTTAATTCAAAGGAAGGCAAACAAACTATGATAATAAATATTGACGAGAAATTAAAAAGGACACCTAGCTTCATCGTACTTGGAGGAAAAAGTTACACGGTAGACAAATCGAAGAACACTGTTACAAAAGTAATGGCATATATCAGCGAAAGCGACTCAATAGAATCGATAGATAAGTGCATTAAGCTACTTGTGGGCGAGGAAGCTTATGGGATAGCATCAGGACTTGATTTTGAGGACTATAAGACAGTATTCCAGGGCATCCTGGCTGCTGCCACGGGTAAAACGCTGGAAGAAACGCAGAAAGAGTCAGAAGATAATCCCTCCTGACGCCTTCTACGACTTTTTTCACGATTACAACCTGATCGAGGCATCGTTCGCACAACAGTATCATATCCGGCTGAGGCTGGAAGACAACATGGAGTGGGATGAGTTTGTATCCCTTCTGTCTGGACTAGGGCCCGATACGCCACTAGGACGCATCGTGCAGATCCGGAGTGAAAGTGACCCGAAAAGAATTGAGGAATTCACCCCAGATATGCGCAGGATTCAGGCAGACTGGAGAGAGTTCCGCATGCAGACGGTGGACACTAAGGTAAGTGATGAAAAGGCGTATATGAAGGCTATGGATGGACTTCTGGCACAGCTTAAAGGCATTGCCGGAAGGAGTTAAAACATGGATACAAGTACTAATGTCGGCACCGTAGGGCTTAAGGTTGGACTGGACACAAAAAGCTTTTACTCATCCGTCAGCCAGACAGCAGACAAAGCCGGCAATATCCTGTCCACAGGGTTAAGTGGGCAGATTAAAAAAATTGGCACACTGCTGGCAGGTGCCTTTGCAGTAACACGGTTAGTTAGTTTCGCTAAAGAATGCGTTTCACTAGGCTCGAGCCTGACTGAAGTGCAGAACGTTATCGATACAACATTTTCCGATTCCTCTGTTGCCAAAATCAATAAGTTTGCCACAGCAGCAGTAACTAATCTCGGCATGTCAGAAACAACGGCCAAAAAGATGGTTGGTACTTTCGGAGCGATGGCTACAAGTTTCGGTTTCACGGATAAACAGGCATTGAGCATGTCTGAGTCGCTGACTGAGTTGGCAAGCGGTGTAAGTTCGTTTTATAACATATCGGAGGACGAATCATACACAAAGCTGAAAAGCGTATTTACCGGCGAAACGGAAAGCCTGAAAGAGCTGGGTGTCGTGATGACACAGTCAGCCCTGGATGAGTACGCCCTGCAGAACGGGTACGGTAAAACGACTGCTAAAATGACGGAGCAGGAAAAGGTGGCACTCAGATACAGCTTCGTCATGAATCAGCTGTCAAAAGCGAACGGCGACTTTGCGAAAACTATGGGCAGTTCCTGGGCGAACCAGACCAGGGTGCTGTCGCAGGAGTTTGATGCCATTAAGGCCTCGTTAGGCCAGGGACTGATTAACGCCCTGATGCCGGCAATTAAGATGCTTAATACCTTCATGGCAAAGCTGGTTGATGTCGCGAGTGCGTTCAAAGATTTCACCGCATCCGTATGGGGCACGACATCTGCAACAACAACCGTATCAGACAGTCTTGAGGGTGCGTCCGGCACAGCATCTGAACTTGCCGACAGTATGTCCGACATAGCTTCCAGTGCAGCAGCAACAGCCAAATCGTTGATGGGATTTGATATGCTTAACAGACTTGATGACACATCATCGCCTTCAACTTCTGCAGGATCGTCTTCAGCAATTGCAGAAGGTGACTCTCTGGGGAGTTTAGATAGCTCATCAGGCACAGTCAGTAAATTAACGGACAAATTAACGGGTCTTAAAAAGGTCATATTGGGAACTAAAAAAGAATTCTTCGATATGACAAAGGGAATTCAGGACAACTGCAAAAGTATATGGAATTCTTTTAAGTCAATTTTTGGTTCAAAAGATGTAATCAGCGCATCCGAAAATCTTATGGATACGATGTTCAGCAACACGACAAGACACGCGAAAGATTTCGGCGGACTTGGCGTATCTATCGTACAGTCACTGACAGGCGGGATATCCAAAGCCCTGGCTGACAACAAAGACCGTATTCACGGCTGGATTACAAAAACCATTGATATCAGATCAGACGTAGATACAATCGAAACAAACATATACGGAGATCTGTGCGACGTGTTATCCGCCGTCCTGGGAGACAGGATGGTATCCAATATTTCTGCCACGATACTGAAAGGGCTAGGCACGGTAGCCGGTACTGTGTTAACCCTGCTGCTTGAATTTGAAAAAGAATTCGATAGCGGAATAAATAGATTTTTATTCAAGAATAAAAGTAAACTGATTGACGCCGGAAAAGGTCTGGTTGATACATATGGCAAGTATGCAGCTCTAATCATAGGTATCATATCAGATGCGTGCGAGGGAATCCTGGGATTTGCGCGTAAGTATCTGATGCCCTTTGCATCAGAAGTGCAGGATGGCATAGGCAGCATATCTTCCGCCGTTATGGGCGAGTATAAGAAATTTATCAAACCGACAATTGATGGCCTGATAGCTGATGTGGGCAACCTGTGGAATAAGCATCTGAAGCCATATCTTTCGTCGCTTGCGACGCTGATAGGCAATCTGATTACAATCCTGGGACAGCTGTGGAAGAACGTACTTGTGCCACTTATAAACTGGGCAGTTAAAAACCTGGCTCCTGTGTTTAAGCCTATAATCAATATGCTAAAGGACACCGGTTATATAGTAGGCGTGCTTTTTGATAATCTTAAGAGCATACTTGATATAATCAATGGCATCATAAGTGCAGCCGGTAAGATGGGAAGTGCGCTTAACAATGCCGTAAATACGGATGTCGGCAAAACTGCAAACAGCGCGCTGGATAAAATTACTGACGCGTTAAGCTATCTAAACGGTGCTAAAGGCCTTGAGTATCTCGCGGGTGCGATATTCGGCCATGCCAGCGGATGTTACGTTGCGGCAAACACGCCACAGCTTGCGATGATAGGTGATAACACAACCGAGGGCGAGTTTGTAGCCCCGGAGAGTAAATTGCATAAAGCCGTTGCTGACGCCATAACTGAGGCAGGATTAGGCGGGACATCATCATCCGATGATAGAGTTATTAATCTGTATATCGGTGAGGAAAAAATAGACAGCATTGTTCTTGGCGCGCAAAAGCGCAGGAATAAGCGAAACGGAGGCAGATAAATAATGGCACTGATTGCTTTTGGATTATATACCCCACCAGAGCCTACGGGATATGAAGTCACTAAAAACGACATTGACGGTCCATCTTCAGGCAGATCAACAAGTGGAGTCATGAACAGAAAAAGGGTGAGGGCTGACTGCTACACGATAAAGGTTTCCTGGACAAATCTTACAAATACAGACAGGGCTGCAATCCTATCTGCAGTGTCCGGGAGCTCCTTTTCCTGCACTTTTGACAATGGCGATGCCATAGCCATAACACAAAAGATGTATACGAATAATGTCCACAGCAATTTAAAATACACATCATCCTCAGGCGTCAGATACTGGGACTTGGATTTTAGCCTTGCCACAATCTAGCCTATGGGGCAGGGCTAAGTTTTAATAGCCTGGGTATAGATTTATATGTCTGGAAAATAAAACGTCTAAAATATGCCTTAAAATGATTTCTAGGGGGTATCAATTAAAATGATAACACATGACACTGTCTGGAGCTCAATCGTCAAAGAGAACTCAAGATATGAGGAAATCAGCGGAACGCTTAAGACCAAAGATGGGACCACTGTCCTGGCACTTAGCAATGATGTAATAGGCGAGGGAAGCTTCATCTTTGACTGCCAGTGCGTTAACGACACAGATATTGAGCCCGGCGCTGTATATGCAGGAGAGGTGGCTTTCACGCTTAAGGCGTCTGCGGGGCTTACGGATACGCAGAACGCTAACCTTGTAGGCGGATCCATAAACGCCACCATCACAGTATCTGATGACGCCGGCCAAACCAGTTCAATTTCGGTAGGAATTTACTACATAAAAAGCGCTAAAAGGCTTGACGGGACTGATGGAGACCGTGCAATAGTAGCATATGATATCATGGACAGAACCCGGAAAACAATCCCATCAACGATACGCGGTGCAGCGCCTTCCTATGCACCTTTTGCTTTTCTAACCTGGTGCTGTACACAATGCTCAACTACAAAAAGACCTCTCAGTCTGCTTAATACGCAGGCTGAGATAGAGTCGATGCCTAATGGGACACTGACATATACGTTAAGCAAGACAGCTGACGTGACCACATACAGCGATCTGATTGCTGAACTGGGAAAAGTGATGGGCTGCTTTGCGACTATTGACCGGTCAAGCAACAGTTTAGTCATGAAACAGTTTACAAATTATGATAATTCTCAGGTCAGAACTCTTACCGAGGACTTGTGTTTCAGCGAAAAAGCCGAAGAGTACATGTGCAGTTTTGGGAAGATTAGACTGGGCTCCGGAGAGTATCCTACAACTGATGATGACGACGTATCCGGGCTTGTCCTGACAATGACTGCCTCCGCACTTTCATGTGCGGGCACGGAATCCGCACTTGCGCAGGCGCTGTACACGCCATACAGTGATATATCATACCGCCCATGCAGTATCGAGTACAACTCGGATCCGTCTCTCGAGGTGGGAGACTGGATAGGCGTGACTAATACTGCTGCCGATGGCGCTGTCACAGTATACAGGGCACTTATAACCCATGTCTCCTGGACACTTCTAGGCTCTGGCAGGCTGGAAAGTACGGGGTCCTTCGGAGGAGAGTCCAAGCAGGTGGGTTCTGCTGCATCTGACGGAACATCCGGAACGGACAAGTCAATCACTAATCTGGAGAGCCGTGTGTCAACCCTGGAAAATGGATCGGACAGCGGATACTGTCTGTCGGCGATAGCTTTCAGCACAGCAGGATTCGCTGTTACCTATACCGACGGCACTGACAGCGCTACTAACCAGATGAATGTGACGGAAGACTCGTCCGGTAATATTACAAAAATTACCAACGCATCAACAGGTATATCGATAACAGTAACATATTAGATGGACTAATATATGTAAAAATTTCTCTCATCTACAACAGCCTCAATCCATTGATTTACAAGGCTTTGGTGGTTATATGTTGTAGAACTGTTGTATATTTTTACATAAAACATTTCAATCATGGTAGGATACGCGTATATACTGCACCTTACGCGTATACATATATAGGAGAAACCTACAACATCTACAACAAAACCTATGATGATACCCCTCAAAGCCTTGTAAACAGAGGGCTACAGGCTGTTGTAGATGAAGTACAACAACAAATCAGGAGGCGGGAATGACAGACGATTATAAGAGAGGATTGATTACAGGGCTGTCAATGATGAATATGTTTTATGGAAATAGTGGATGGCAGACAGCCAGTACTCAATAACAAAATCGGGCGAGTTAACTAAAATCTATTGGGCAGGAAGTGTAAGAACGTATGTCAAAAAGAATGACGGAAAGCGCATTGTTGCCTATATATCACGATATGATGATGCTCCGGGAACGATTTTTTATGGAAAATACTACAATATACCGCTTCTTATGTCAACAGATCCTGACGCTGTAACCTATACGTGCTCATCTTCCGATTTTAACACAAAAACATTTACGTACTATACAACAGTAGTCTATAAGGGGTTAATCTGGTATGTTTCACCTACAGACTACGGCATAGAACACTCACTTGTTACCAGTCATACAGGCAGCCTGGTCAACCTAGGTTTAGGAACATATACAGATCTGCAGACTAAACTGCTTAGCGCAGCGAACATAACAGTAGGAGGAAGCACATGACAAACGATTATAAAAAAGGTCTGGTTACAGGTATCGCGTTAAATAAGGGAATAATTGTAAATAGGGGGAGGTGCGGCTACATATCAACAGGCTGGTCGGCGCCCTATATTGATACTGGATATAAACCAAATTTGAATACCGTTGTTAAGGTTAAATTAGCCGCCTACAACGTTACCGGCAATCTGTTAATCGGATTTCTAGCCGATACGACAGATTTCCATGATTACCGAATTTTCAATTACGGCGGACAGATATACTATGATTTTGGCGGTGGCACGTATAACCGCAGAATCTATGGCGGAACATTTTCCACTGGAACAGTTTATGAATACGAGTTTGGAAATTACTATGTTAACCAAAACGGGACACGAGTGCTTACAGGGGAAACAATCACACAGAATGACCTATCGGATGCAACAATCCAAATAGGACATGGCGCTGAATTGTTTGACCTGTATTATCTGCAGATATACGAATTGGGGATACTGCTTCATGATTTTGTACCCTGTGTTAATGCAAGCGCAGCAGGATTGTATGACAAGGTGTCTAAAAAATTTTATTGGTCCGAAAACGATTATAAATTTCTGGCCGGATTTTAGGAGGAAGCATGACAAACGATTATAAAAAAGGTCTGGTTACAGGCATGGCATTAAATAAGGGAATAATTGTAAATAGGGGGGGGTGGAACGCAGCATTGAGTAAAAATATCGACTCGGGCACGCTTTCACACCTGCGCATACCAACCGCCGAAACGGAATCGGGCGTAACAGTAACAGGGATTGTGCTTAGTGAGTCTAAGAAGTACACGCACTATAAAATCCAGTTCGACACATGGATA